TGTCAACGTGGGTTCTCTTCCAGACAATTCTATTGTTCGATGAGTCAGCCCGTCAGATCTGTGTCCCATCTGGAGATGAAGCGACTACATTTAAGAACGAAGTGCTTGCATCTGAGAAGGCCAGATCGGATAAGCTGCATTCGCCTCCTGGACAGTAATTTTTTTGCCGCCGAAAGAAAATGAGCAGTCGTGGGACATCTGCCCGTAAACAGCTGGAAGATCCGCCCCTTTTTCAGAATATACCCAAGCGTCAGCAAATGCAACAGGAGACATCGGACCGTAAGTTTTCAGGAGTGCAGGCATCTGCTCTCTATCAAAGCATGACTGAAGCACCTGGTGTTGCAGAGTATGACTCTTCTCAGATCGAAGAAGGATTTGCGGCGTATTCAGATGGATATACCGATCTAACCGATTTCAGAGATCAGCTTACGACAACATTGTATGGACATGTTGGATCGGGTCCTGCACCCCAAGCAGATGCAGATACTCTTCTCAATGATGCACTCACATGTATTCGCGTAGACGACGGTATTAGGCTCATGGATTGTCTACAGCAATTGCAGACAGTCCATAAGGAGAAATATCCTGCAGACGTTATGTTTGGAGGACTCTTTCAAGATACATTGTGGGGTCGAGTGAAGGATCCAGATTTTAAGATTACATCTGATCAACGAGAAACGACTCTTCAGTTACTGGCGTATTATCACAAGGTGTGATCAAAATCTAAATTTGATCAGGAATAGAACGACCATGTATGCAACGACAGCTAATACAAACATCCACCACCAGAGAGGAAACACTGTCTTTTGCCGATCACCAGTGCCGAAGGGGCGGATTCGTCCTTCTTCGCCAAAGGCGACAGCCGGTTTTAGGTAAAGAAATGCACTGACGAGGAACAAATATACCGTGACAACCCACATTCTGTAGCCGCTGCGGATTTCTGTCTCCATTGTTTAATCCCCCCCAAAAACAATGAGTCAGCCCTACGTTCTTCCGAATAGGAAGGCCTTTGCAGATTACATTGCAAGGATCTTCTTGAAATATAGAGCAAAAGACCGCGACCCGCTCGATGCCTTCGACAATGAGGTTGATATGTGCATGAGCCGCGGCGACTCGTCGAAGGGAACCCAGGAACTCATGCCCCATCAGAAACTTATTAAGGAGTATCTTTCGATAGAGACGCCTTACCGCGGAATTCTATTGTACCATGGACTCGGAACCGGTAAAACGTGTTCGTCAATTGGTGTTGCTGAATCGCTCCTCTCCAAGAAGAACGTAATCGTAATGTTGCCCGCCGCCCTTCAAGCCAACTTTAAGCAGGAACTCAGAAAATGCGGAGATCCTATTTATGTTCTGAACAATCACTGGCAAGTCAATGTCATTCGCTCAAATGAAGACCGTGCTGCACCTAAGGCTCTAGGAATTTCAGCCTCGTTTCTTTCCAGTCAGGGGCGGTACTTTACAACTGTACCTGGTGCTGAACCCAATTGGGACACGCTGCCTGCTGATATTCGCAGAGGCATCGACAATCAGATTACAGACATTATTAGCTCTAGATATAGGTTCATCAACTATAACGGCATTGACAAGGAAAGTGTTATGGGATTAATTCCTGAAGAAGATCCCACAAAGTCCACAGCGTTTGATAGCAGTATCGTGATCATAGACGAAGTTCATAACTTCATATCCGCTGTCGTGAACAAGTCCGAAATCAAGAAACGGATCTACGACGCTCTCTACCATGCAAAGAGATGTAAGATTGTTGCACTTTCAGGGACTCCGGTTATTAATCGCCCAAATGAAGTGTCGTACCTAATGAATCTCCTGCGTGGTCCTATTCAGAGAATTATAATGCCCCTTAAATCGATCGAACAATGGAATGAATCTGCAATGGGAGACTTTTTCAGAAAACTGCCCGATGTCGATACGGTCGAGTTCAATTCGATTAAGCGATATATCCTAGTGACTCGGAATCCAGAGAATTTCACAACGGTTGTCAATGCAAAAAATGAACGAGTTGCAGTGAAGTATAATTCGAAGACACCTGTTACAACTCCGACAGAATGGTTCGATGCACTCAAGGACAAATTTGTAACCGATTTCAAGGGAGCTGCATTCGGAAATATATCAACTGAACCATTGGAGCCTCTTCCTACGAAACTTGAAGAATTTGCATCGATGTTCCTAGATGGACTGAATATCAAAAATCCCCTTCTGTTCCAACGCAGAATCCAGGGACTGGTTTCATACTTCAAGGGTGCAGATGAGCGGATGATTCCAAGACGTGTTGACGATGACAAGATTCTGGAACAAGTTCCGATGTCCAGTGAACAATTTACCCGCTATCTCGATGTTCGCTGGGATGAAATCAAACGTGAATCCAAGAAGGCACAGAAGGGACCCGAAGCACTTGATGAGAACTTTTCGTCGTATCGCATGATGAGCCGTCTGGTTTGCAACTATGCGATTCCTGCCGAAGTACGTACAGGGGATCCAGATGTGGACGAAGACAAGGTTGATCCGAAACCGTTCATTCTACAAAAGCTTGTTGAAAATCCGGACAGATTCTTATCTGAAGCCGGTCTTGCAACGTATTCCCCCAAATTACTCAAGGCCCTTCGGAACATCAAGGAAAGTGTTGGAACCATCGAATCTGGATTCCGTAATCAGTTCGTATATTCTCAGTTTGAATCTTTAGAAGGTCTTGGTGTGTTCGGTGCAATCTTGGCCGCAAACGGGATGCAGGAATACAAACTCATCAAGGAAGATGGAGTCTATCGCGAAGATCCGTCGATGGATCCGACAAAGCCTGCGTTTGCATACTATACCGGCTCGCAAGCAGAAACACGCGATCTTATGCGACACATTTTCAATGAGGATTATGAGGCCATCAGCAACGAATATATGAATCACTCGGACAGTATTCGCAAGAGTATCCGCGACCGCGGTGGTAAGAAATTGCTAACAATTCTCATGGGAACCTCTGCTGCAGCCGAAGGTCTTAACTTGAGAAATACTCGGCATATTCATATTCTCGAACCCTACTGGAATCCTGCACGTCACGATCAAGTCATTGGTCGTGGAATTCGTATTTGCTCTCACGCAACACGTCAGCTTGTTGACGGAACAAAGGTGTCTGTTCCCCAGGAAGAGCGTACGATCCGCATCTCATTTTACATGAGTGTGTTTACGCCAGATCAGGCGGCAGGGACGGAGTACCCCAACATTGTTCCCATTCGGAGAAACGACACGCTTCCGAAACGTTATGATCAAGTGGATCAAAAGGTACGTGCACCTGAAACATTCATGTCTAGCGATGAATTCCTGTTTGAGATTGCATTTGAAAAGGAACGTATTGCCAAGGCAATTGGTCTTTTGCTAAAACAGGCGGCCGTCGACTGCGAAGTTCATCGGAAACTACATAGTCGCGAACAACCTGTTATTCAGTGTTTGCGTTTTGATACAAGTGCAACATCAGAAGATCTTGCCGCAAATCCATCAATTAAGGATGATGAACCAGACGAGAATTATATGAGAAATATGACTAGCAGATCCCGTAAACTGCAAAAGGTAAAGATTCGTGATTTCAATTTCTTGATCGATAAGGACACGAAAGATGTGTTTGATCTTCCTGCATTCGAATTGGATGTTCAGCGGTTACTCAAGATAGGAACATTGATGGGTGATCGGATTCAGTTCTTTACGTACGACTGAGCCACCATCTCCAGGAAAGGATCGCAGACCTTCGACCACGTCCGCTTCGATACCTTGTCTGCACACTTTGAGTTGTTGAGCGTCATAGCCTTCTCCATTCCATCTGCGAACTCAGACACAGTGCATGTCTCTGCACACAGACCGAGACCGAATCTGCACGGAAGATATGCACGCTGACTAGGAGGGACAAAGACGGCACACGTCTCATCCATGAATGCACGATAATCTCCAACATCCACTACAATCTGGATGCCACCTGTTGCAAGGTGTTCTAGCTGACACAGTCCAAATCCCTCGCCGTTCGACGTATTCACGCCATAGTCGCATGCATTGTAGATGTGGTTGATTGACTCATCCGATAGGATGTTCGGAGGACCATTGTCAATCACAGTTACGCGCTTGATATACTTCTCAACATCCATGCCCCGCATCTTGAGCTCATTCACATACATTCCCTGGATGTCATAATGACCACCGGCTTCGGGGCGTGCCGTCGTCACGAACACAGCATTGTACGGATCATCGGGGTGCCGTGCCATGAGCTCGACAAAAGCCATCAGCGAAAGATCTAGCCGCTTCCGCTCACTGTTCCGATTCACGTTAAGAAATACCTTTGCATTTAGAGGAATGCCCATTCCCGAGCGAATCGCACCGCGTTCCTGAGACGACAGGGGCTTGAAGATGAGCTTATCGATGCCGTGCTCGAATGAGTCAACCTTGGCTTCCTCAGGATTCTCCAGAATTGTCAGGAGGTGCTTCTTCCAATTTTCAGTAAACGTAAAGATGTGGTCCGCGTGCTTCTCGATATTATGGATCAGTGCAGGTGCAGCATTCTTGTAGACCTGGTCCAGGTAGACCCAGATCTTAAACGGAGGCTTGGGAGAATCCTCCTTCAGCTTCAGGGACTCAAG